GCCGGAGCGCTGGCAACGACCTTGACGCCAACCGTGGCGTTAATCCGATTACCGTCAATGATTGTCTGGTGATTGGAGGCGGTGCCTTCGATGGATACGCCAATCCCGAAGATGCCTGTTGCGTATGCCCCCGGATTCTGGACAATATTCACGCCCTGCACAATCACAAGGGCCGAATCTTTGATCTCGAGGGCCTTGGTGTTACCCGCTGCCGATGCCTGCATCATGCCGCCAAGGAACTGCAAACCATGACAGCCCGCGGGAATGGCAAACAGAGCGCCCGTGCCGGTAGCCTGAAATCCCATATTGATGAACCGGCAACCCACTTTCGCCAATGCGATGGCATGGGCGCCAATAACTCGCGGATAAGGCACAAGGTCCGAACCGCAACCGATAATGTCGCATTTCTCGGGGAGGACGGTCAGGCTTTCCTGGATTCCGTCACCACAGACAAAAATCTGATTGCGCCGCGCCCACCAGCGGTTTGCCGCAAGGCCGATGCTGGTATTGCTGGCCGTAATCGCTTCCGCAATGGTAGCAAACGGATGATCCGGAGATCCGCCGCCGGTTGCCGCCACGTTCAGATCGACATAATACTTTCCCGCTTTCGGGCCTTGATAGTCATTGACCATCAAAAAATCGGAGATGGGCCTTGATGCTCGGCTCCCTCCTACTGTTAAAATTCTTTCAGTCATGGTTTTCTCCTTTATTGGGCCCCCTCAAACAGCGGGGCCCCAGGGTTAAAGGGTTATGTTACTGGTTAAATCGGTTCGGTCAGGTTCGTGTGACAGACGTGCATCTTCCTGTTCGAGCAGACCAGGTTCCCACGCCAACGGGTATCCGCCGTCATAACGTCCGGCTGGCCGAGGACTTCCTTCGTAACCCACTTCGGAGCCGTGAAATTGTAATCCTTGTGGCTTCGCAGCGAGAGGAAATTGAGGTTCAGGGCATACAGGGTGCCGGTTGCAACGCCGGTATCGGCAACAATCGGAGCGCCCTTGTGTGTGATGTTCTGCCAGCCAGCTTCCACGGCTTTGGTGTCCGTGTAGCGCTGCTGCGGATGCAACGATCTTTCGTAACCGTCGCGCAAGGTTGCGGTCGTGACGATGAAATTGGGCAGCATTTCCGCCTGGTCGCCCATGTTCGGCTGACGGAAGACCTTCTGAAGCACTTCAAAGGAAATCGCCTCGGCGGTCGTAATGACGTTGGCTTTCCAATCGGCCATTTCGTCCGTATCGATAGACCCGTATTCGGTCGAGGTTGTGGTGTTGAACAGATCGCCCAGGCCGTTGATGTTGTCGGCGGAGGCCGCGGCTGCGATCACGTCGGCGGCCATCTTGACGCGGGCCGCTTTGATGATGCTCTTCATGTACTGCTTGGTGAGGCTGATAATGGCCTCGTCGCCGGTATTCTGCGTGAGGTCATCGAGGTTCAGGGTATTGGACCCGTAAACGCCTGCCCAGCGGAAACGTGCCGCGTCGATGATGTTGGTCTTCGACTGGTTAATAACGGTCGATGCACCGTAAGCGCCGGAATTCGATGCCGCATATTCAAGGGGCACTTTGATCATTTTGCCGCCGTCAATGATTTCGTGGGGCTTTACTTCCCAGTTGTCGTTGATACGAGCATTGCCCATGAGTTTCCAGAGCAGCGCGGAAGCTTTGTTGAGGATGTCTTCCGGTTCGGTGTTGAGCCAATAAACTTCGGTCGTCGCATTTAATTGATTGAGCAATGACATGGTAATTTCTCCTATGGTTTAAGAGGCTTGGATTTTAAGCGCCTCGCTGGGTAGCTAAAGCCGCTGCCATTCTTGCGTCTAAATCCGCGCCTGTTGCTTTTTGTGGTTTGGTCGGCGGCTGTCCGGCTTGTCCTTTGACAACCACTTTCCCCGTGTTTTCCTTGCCCTTTACGAGTTCGAGCGTCTTCTTCATTTCGGCGTTCTCGGCGGCAAGATCATCTTTCTGTATCTGGAAGTATGCGGACATCGGGTCGTGCATCCCGGTTTTGTCGTTGGCCAGGAAAGCCTGAATCCTTGTCTGCATCTCAGGGGTGCTGAATGACGGATTGCTTTTGTTGAACTCCGCCCGGGCCGCTTTTGCGTCACGATCCGACAACTCTTTTTGGAAGAGCTCTTTCGCCGTGGAAAGCGTCTTTTCGTGCTGGGCCGTGGCTACCAGTTTGTTCGACTTCGCAACTAAATCAGCGAGGGTCTTCTGGTAATTGTCCGCCATCGGGTCTAGGTCCTGAATCTGTTTCTGCACGGCGGCAATTTCGGTTTCATAATCCGGTCCCTTGGGGGCTGCTGCCGGTGCCTGGGTCTTGTTCATGTGTTCCTGAACAATCGGGGCCACGGTTTCCGCAAACTTCCGCAGGGTGCCCAGCTCATTCGCCTGTGCGTCATGCAAAGCCTTCAAATTCAGATACCCTTTCGCCGCTTCCTCTCCGCTCTTGAATGGTGTTCCCTCAAGTCCGGTCGGTTCGGCATTCGATCCGTCATTAACTGCTGCCTGATCTCCCATGTGCTCTCCTTCCCGGTCTGGCTTTGGATTTCGGTTGTCCCTTGCGGGCCGATGGGCCAGATTGTCCGATCTGGTGAAAACAAATAAAAAAAGCCCGGAACCTGTGGCGCATTGCTGCGTTGACACAAATTCCGGGCTGATAGTCCCTTCAGTATAGCGAAGGCTGTTTTAGTCCCCGTTATGAAAAATCACTTTACTTCATTGAACATGATCCTTTCGCGTGAAACAGGTTTTGTCTGTAAAAAAACATCGCCCAAATACCCCTGCGAGACATTAAGCTCGACCGTTAATTCTATTTTACCCGTAGGCTTTCCGGAAAGCAACAAAATAATTTTCCTTTGCAGCGTTTCCGATAGGGCATTTAGTTTTTTTTGCTTGTCGTCCATTACTACCCCTTGCAAGCCAGGTGGTTTTCTTTCAGATAGCGGTTATACTCGCTCCGCGACTGTAACGGCGGTTCCCCGTGGCGCTGCAACGTCTGACAGGCGGACGGTAGCCATTTCACGTCGTTGACGGAATCGCACTGAATCCCGCCCGCGCTCAACACCTTCTTGGCCATCCAGCCGCACGAGCAGCGGTAATGTTTTGGTACCCGGTTGACTTTGCGAAAAACCTCATACTTCTTCCCGCACCTGCATTCGTATTCATAAATCGGCATGTAAAATTATACTCCTTGCTGTGTTGGTCTTTGCGGAGGAGCGACGTTGTTCTGGCTCCCCGCCGGTTTCTTCACGTCTCCCGGGCCGCCCTGGGGCTGCATCAACACCTGTTTCAGTTGAATGGCTGCTTCCTGGGGAAGACCGGCCTCAATCAAAACCTGTAACGCCATATCAAGCTGGTTCTCTCCGCCGCGTTCGATTTCCTCTTTCCAGTTCGGCAAATTCAGGGCTTCCAGCACATATCGACGACTCAAGAGCCCTCTTTGTGACAGGTTCAGCACAAGCTCTTGATTCTGCAAGCTGGTTCTCGGGGTTGACGATCCGGCCTCCACGACGTAATTGAATTTCCGGCCGGCAAACTGAACGCCTGAAAACTCCACTTGCTCCCCGCCGACGTTGACCGTCTCCGACTGGGTGCCGAAATTCTGCCATAATCCAATCGCCCAGCGGCTTCTTTCCTCGGCCAGCGTGTCAATGGCTGACGTTTTGGACTGCATCAACACCTGATTACGCTCCTGGAGCGCGACAATGGCGCTGGCTGCTATAACTCCCGCCGGCGCAACTCCCCTATCGGCGTCCTCAATCTGATAAACACGGTCGAACATCTTAACGATCAGGTCCAACACCTGAAAGAATGTCGAGGGAAGGTTGGGAATCTGCATAAACTCAATGCGAGCGTTCGGGACAGACGGCATGAGAATCAATCGCCCTGACTTGTTGATTTGCGACTCGATCATCTCCTGGGTGATGCCGCAATGCTGCTGAATAATCAGCGGCGGGGCCATGACGTTAATCACATAGGCGATCAGCTTTGAGATGATTTGGTTGATTTTTTCGATCAGGTCAGACGTCTGTTCGGCGGCGGCAAATCCCCATATCGACACCTGATCTTTGTAGGAATTGGCAAAATAGACGGGCAACCTGCCCCACGGATAGGTATTCCGGGCAAATTCAGTGGGAAGGGCGGGGTTCAGGTTCGGGTTTTCGGAATCATCTAGGACCACCCACCCGCTGTTGCTTCCCGGGTCTTTGGTCTTGGATATGGTAATCTTGCGGATACCATCCCGATAAACCTGATATTTCGTGGTTCTGACGGCAACGAGCGGATTTCCGTCCTCGCCTATCGCCTGCATCCCGTTTTGGTCAATGAACGGCTGTGTTTCCGATGTTTGGGACATCCGAAAGTCTCTTACCCACACCTCAATGACAATTCCACGTTCGAGGGCCTTGTTCCCCTCGGACCGAACTTGTGTTTTTACCGTCATGGCGTCGGAATAATTGCCGATGGTCTGCCCTACGCTGCGGACTGGGGGCTTGTAGTCTTCCCGGATCGCGCCCAACAGGTCAGAAGCATTGTCGGAAGCAATGTCCTTGACGTTGAAATCCTTTTCGATTTTGGAGACAAAATCGGAATACAGAAAACAGATATACGGCGCTTCTGTCGCCAACTCATCATAGAATCCCGGTGCCGGGAAAAAGGCAAACGGGTCCGTCACCATAATATCGGGCCGGTCTGACGCTTTGTCGAAATAGGGTTTCTCGGGCGTAATGCCGTAAATCTCCATCTGCCTGGCGGATGACCGGATTTTCTGCATCTGATTGGTGTCTTTCCACCACTTCTTCAGGGCAATGGTTAAAACCTGCTCCGTGCCGTCGTTCGATCCGTCGAGGTCAACCACTTCGCCGGTGGGATTCCGGGCGGTGATGTTCGATACGGTGCGCTCAACATTGGCAAAATAGAGATTGACCGGCACCATCGACTTCTTGGCTGCCGGTGAATATCCCTTGCGCCCGGTGGTCTGCTTGTAGCTTTGGCCCCGATACAGGGCGTAATTGGAAAGGAAGTCTTGCGGTTTACCGAGGCGTTCTTTTTCAAGCCGTGCGGCATCGAACAGCATCGCCGCAAACTCGGCTACGTCGGCGTGCCCCTTGGGTGGTATTAAATTCAGATTCCATCGTGGATCAATCATAAAAGCCCCCTTCATGCGAGGAGGCTTTCATGCGTTCTCGTTAATCCCTTATGCGTTTCATATAGAGAGGCAAAGGTTGAATATGTTAAATTTTCTCGCCAGCCATAACCTTTTCGAGCAGGCTAACCGTAAATTTCAGGCCCCGAATAAGCGCCCGGATGATCTGTTTCACGTCGTCGCTCATTTCAGCGCCCTCAATTCGGCGGCGGCAATCCGCTTCACGGTTCCCTTGTCAATCAATCCCCAGTCTTTACGCAATTCAGCGGCGGCAATGTATCTTTTCAGCGAATCCCTCTTGAATCCGCGCCTGGCCGCGAAAGACAGGCGTTCATAAAAATTATCTTTGATGTTCTGGCCTATTTTGCGGATATATCGGGTTTCGTCTTCCGTCGTCCATGCAGTTTTATCCGGAGTGCTCATTTATCCCCCGATCAATTCGATCTTTGGTTTTTCTTCCTTGGGTTCTTCCGGCCGCAGCGGTATCACCAGCCCACAGGTGACGCAGGCGAAACCGATTTGAGACATCGCCGTTTCAGGTATTCCGGATGGACTTTGCAGCGCCGGCAACTCTTTCAGCGTGAACGCCTTGACAAATACCTTTTCCCCGCAAGGACAAATACGGTCTTTTAGCTGATTCAGCGGCACGTTCATCGTCATGTTCTGCTGGCCCCTCGGCGGCAATCCTAATGCGTTCCTTCTCATGGCTTCACCCATTTGTAACCTCCCCCTTTGTGTGTGACCTCTTATGCAGCGTCAACGCCCCGGCTGTTTTGAGTTCTTTCCCGCAAACCTCGCAGATAAAGACGGGTTTGGGTTCCTCGGTTTGTGCATGTTCTTTCGGCGGTCCGGGCAATACCGTCAATCTGCCCGACGGAGCCAACTGCGCCAAACATTCCGGACAGGTCATTTCCGCCGCTTTGGTCGTGGACATCGTGAGCCAATCGATATGATATGGCAGCAGGCACTTGACCATTGAGCCGTTGGGCGTGGCGTTCGGGTCGTATTTGTCGGTCGTGACAAAATCAGTCCGGCCGCAATTTGTGCATTTTACTTTTAATCCGCTCATTTCTTCTTCCCCTTGGTTTTTTTTGCAGCCGCAGCCCGGATCACGCCCAGCTCCGCCGGCGTGACTTGTTTCTCAAACAAATAACTCATGGCTTACCCCCCAGCAATCCATCCAGGAACTTCTTGGTGCGTTCGGCAACGGCCGTCTCGCTTTCCGCGGGAAAATCCTCGGCCTGCTCTGCATCAGGAATGGAAAACACCGTGCCCTTGGGCGTCCGGATAAATCCCTCGCCCGGGACTGCCTTGCCCTTGAACATCACCCAGGCCCCGATGATAAAACAGATACCGGCCAGCAACACGCCCGCGAAGATAACGATTAAGAATGCCACGATAGACTCGATCATTTCGCTTTCTCCTTTTTGCAGCACTGTTCTTTCGCAACTCCGATCAATACGAAAAACATCATCTCCATCTCTACCCCTCCTCGATTGTGAAAACGTTTGAACGACTTGTATCCATCCAAGGCGTCCCTGTTAAAAGCCAATGAATCAAACCGCCAATAGCGAATATCGCCGGATTGTCACGGTGATATTCCTGATGTTTGATTCTCAAAATGCTATTACTTCCCGGTGCAAACCTTGACGGTGTGCACTTAATAGCCCAGTCCATCGACCGCTTATAAATATCAAAGGCATCCGGCCCAAAATCATTCGGCGGAGAAACCAATATCGCCCCACGATCCCCATGGACAGAAATCAACCTGTCATTGAGCAACGCGGTTTCCGTAACGTGCTTTTCCGCATCCCCGACGAATGTTTGTAATAAGCCCGGGTGCAATCCGAATCCAAATTGCTGCCGTAGTCTCAACATTTCCCCCAGCAGCACAGGAATGTGCTCACTCTCCCCCTCGCCCATCAACTTAAACCACGCCTCTTTTACCGGCCTTTCCGACTTTACGACGGCCACGACCGCCACGTAGCCAGGTTGCCCCTTTGCCGATATAGTGTCTTCCGTCGGCCAGCCGATACAGCCAAATAAATCGTGATATAGTTGCCCGGTTTCAATGTGTTGGTAGTGATGGACCTTCTCGACAAGCGGCTGTTTTGTAATTTCAGCTTCTTCCCGGCGCTGACGATAGAGCATCCAATGTTCCGGAGGCGGCAATATTTTTCTTATCAAGCACTTAGTCATCAAGGTCATCCCTGTAAATTAACCCGCTGTAACCCACGGCAAACACGATAAACGCAGAGGCCCCATGTGAAGACCAGTCATGCAGCGGCTTATTGCTTAATATCTTTTTTTCTTCGTTGTATTCGGCTTTGTAGTTTTCGAGGGCATTGATACCCTGGGCACACTTCTTTGCGTCGAACCAACACGATTGTAGGATGTTGCGAACGGCCGGAATTTGATAATTTATGATCACGTCGATGTTTCTTGCCCTTTTTGTGACAATAATTGGTTTGATTCCCAGGCCCTCGGCCACTTCCTTGCGGCTTTGAGCGATCTCTGAATTGGTCATTTCCCGGGCGTTGGCATCGTGCGGCATAAAATGATTGCCGTACTCATAGGGTTTTGCGTGCATTATCTTGGCGTAGTGTTCCAGGCCGTAACCGGTGTTCTCGTAATAATCGATTACATGATGCTGGTTGCCGATATGCTGGATGAACCAGAGCGTCATTGAATCATCAACGCCCAAATCCCAATATGTGTTGACTTCGATTCCCGGTTGATATGGTACGCTGCCAATGCGCCCTTCTTTACGCGCCAGCGCCATTTGTTTGGAAAAATAGGCGCCCATGACCGCGCCCTGAAACGAGCACAAATATTCCTGGTTGAACATCGCCTCGCCTATTTCCTCGCCAAACGTGCCTATCAAATCCTTTTTGATTGCTTCCAGGCGTTCAGGGGTGAACACGGGTGTTTGTGTTGCTGGAAGGATCTGACCGAACCATCCAGGCGTTACCAGCGCATAATCAACAAGCTGCTTGAAATGGTTGTCTCCCCTGGACGTGCTTATGAACGCTGCCCATCCGCCGTTTTCTTCAAGGATCGGGGAAAGGTAGGCCCAACACGCCGGATTACTCAATGCGTACTCCGACAAAACAACGCCGATCGGCGGAGCGCCAACGAGGGCATTGAAATTATCGGAGCCAACAACCTGCCATGAGCTGCCTGATTTCAGGCCAATGGCCATGTCGGTGTTTCGGGTGTATGATCTGATTTCGCGGGGAAACGCCTCATCTATTCGGAGCTTGCCGGTCCGGGGGTTTATTGCCTCCCATATTGCCTTGCGGCATTGATTGAATTGGGGTAGCAGGTGCCAATAGTTCCCGATCTTCTCTTGCGACGCGCACGCGGTATAATGCAGCGCTATTTCATCCTTGCCCCACCTGCGATGAGCGCACTCAACGGCCCGAAGTCCTCCACCTTGGAGATATTCCCATAGGTCCATCTGGTCATCGCGTGGCTGCCAGTTATTATGAGGTAGTTCTATTGCCATTTTTATTCCGGAAAAACTTTTTAATGGTTATTTCGAGCGGTTGCTTTATGTCCACTTCGGTTTTGTCTGTGAATAATTTTAAGTTCTTTCCCAGCCGTTCCAGGTTTACGCCCTTATCTGGCAGTTTAATTTTTGTAAGAACAATCAACCCGTCTTTTTCGTCGCCTACTGTTTTGTGCATCGTTTCAATGCCAGCGATAACAGCGGCGTGATCAGGGTCCAGCTCGTCTATGGGTTTTAATCGTCCGTCTGAATCAAAGAAATCACGGGGATCATAAAAGGATAGTTTTGCTAATTCAGCCAAAACCTTGTCTGCGGTTATCTCTAATCGCTTGTTTCTTTCCTCGCGCAACTCCTTGATTCTGCTCTTAATGTGGGGTTTTGCAAATACTTTAGATGATTCAGTCCTGGCATTATCGTAACTATATCCACGATATACCTGCATGAACGCACGAACTTGAATTTCCCCATTAGCGAGGAATTCTCTGCACAAGCGATCTTCTTTGTCTGTTAGTTGTTCTTTTGGGGCGGGATTTGTTTTTATTGGTTTTTTCTTGGGTATCTCACGGCTTTTATTTTTAGCGCCGCATAAGGCACCTCCTGGCTTGCGTTTCTTTTTAGGTGTTGCATTTTTTTCTCGTTTCATGGCTGCCATTATACAGCCTGTTATTTTGGGAAAACTTTATCGGGCGATGAAATGAATGTTAATGGACGGTAAAGGGCAGTTAAAAGACAACTAACCGACCAAACAAAGGACTTGACACGGCATTTTTATGAATCAAACCATTCTTGCAGCCTTTTTTCCGTGATGCTGTATTCCCGGCCAAGTTTTTTCTTTGCCGGCAATGGATCTGTCTTCCGTTGAATGGCTTTCATAACCACCTTCGGACTGCAATTCAGGCGCTCGGCTATTGCGGCTATTCCCCTGTATTCCTTGTTTTCGTCCATTCCCCCTCCTTAAGCGTTCACGTTCGATAAATCCCCGGCGTCCTTCTTTTTAATTTTCTTCCGGAGCTTGTCGTTCTCTTTGAACAGGTCCATCATGGCCCGCTCAACCTGGCGGGCGTGATCCCCTCACTTGTTGAGGGCCTCGGATAGCAATAAAATTGCCGCGTTTTCTTCTGGTTTCA